CGTTAACCTGTGGATCTGCAGGTGAAATGCGATCCTTGGGTTTATCATACTCGATAACTTTCTTGATTTTGCGAGGATCAATATACCTCAACTCTGTAATCCCATCCTTAGGATTATCAGGGTTAATCATCTTATGGTAATAGAGGCGACCATCAATATACCATCTACGGAAGATGTCATACGCCTTTTGATCAAAATCGAGGAGTGACAGTACATTGTCAAACTCCTCGCGAATACGTGTCTTAACAGCGTCAGACACTTTAAGATTAGAAAGCTCAATATCAACAGGGTGATCGTCAAGATCTCCAGCGATTGCCTCATTTACAATATCATTAATTGCAGCATCCGCTTCAGGATGCAAAGACATACCTCTATACCGACCAATAAGATCGGATTCACCAGCTTTGTTTGCCGAGTCTCCCAGATCTACATACTGACCAAAATGACCACCAGCCGCAATGGGTTGGGCGGCATCATCCGAATCTTTATGCACGAAAGAAGGACCCTTCTCAGAGCCCTTCTTCTTTCGATCTAGGGAATAACCAAATAGTTGTGACATTCAACTGTCCCTATACATTATCAATTATTTATACGAGATTAAATCACGAATCCGCATCAGGCACACTGTTAGGCATGTTCTCGTTATTACTGTAAGTCCAGTATTGTACTTGGAACTCAACGGTATACTCTTGGACAGTATCGTTGCTATCCCACGCAAGATCAATTGCGGAGATATTTGAGGGCCAAATACCTTGGAACTCATATGCTCTCACATGTGCCTGTCTTCTATCTAGTTGATAGACAACACCACTTGCTTGGTAGTCTGCAATGGTTGAAGGCTCCTGCTTGTTTTGCTGGAGGTTTTGGATCTTGGTGGACCATGACTCAAACTTAGCACGAAGTGCAAAGTCTCTGTCGTTAAGGACAGTAATTGTCCATGGTTCGAATGTGCGGTCTCCAGCAATCTTAAGTGTCCTACCTCTGTAGGGCACTTCGATCACACCGATTGTGGAAGCAGGGATGTTAGCTGCCTTAACAAGGAAGGTAACTAACTCGGTTGCGGCAACGGTGCCAGTCTGGGAAGCGCCAGCTTCCGACTGGGCAACATCTTCTTGGGAGTCTGGGGTTGCCCCCGTGCCGACTCCACCGTCATCGATGATAGATGGAAATGCGAGTCCTACTTGGAATAGGTTAGGTCTTGCAAGATCAGCAATTTTATTTCTAAAATCAAAGATCGAAGAACTAACTACGGTCTGCTCGGTTGCGCCTGGGGTTGTTTCTGACATTTTTAATTGTCTCCTGTGTTTTTGTTAGTAAAGTTTATTAATCAGTTAACGATTTCGCTAAAGGAGGCACCTGTCCTGGTTGCCGTGAATGTCAACTGGATGAAGTTAATCGAGCGCGTAGGCTTGACGAAGATCTCAGCATAGAATTCACCACGATCAATGGCTTCAGCGGGGTTATTCGATCCGTCGCAAACGACCAAGAAGTCAACAATACCACGGCGGGATTGGACTGAGCGAAGGAATGGCTCAACAATGTTCTTGAATTGTTGGCGAGTAAACTCGTCATTCAATTCAAAGAGTTGAGATTTAGCAGCGTCAGCAATTGCTTCTTCGATAACGAGGAAGAGACGACGGACGTTAATGCGATCGAATGCAGACTGATAACCAAGTGCAGTCTTATCACCGAAGAGGATCATACCTTCTCCAGGGAATGCAACGATAGGATTCACACGAGCAGCATAGAGAAGATCTCTATGATCCTTGAGTGGGGAGTATGCAAGTTTGATCGTATTTCTCAGGCGACCACGGTTAAATCCAGCAGGAGAGAACCAAGGCTCTTGGCGAAGAGAAGTGCTAAGCACCAAACCTGCCATGTCAGCGTTACAGGGGACATAACGATAGACATCGTTATACTTGTCATAGATATACTTATAGTTGTTATCAAAAACAGCGTAGGAAGAAGATCCTAACTGATCGTAATAATCGATAGTCTTACTAACAATGCTTGTCGTGTTGGGTTGACCAATCACGTCAGCACGGTGAGGGGAGATAAACGCAATACAATCAGTGCGGATATCAGCGATTCCGATGATGTGTTGTGCTTTAGCAATGGTATCAGCAACACTATTCATGCTGGGTCCCATCAGGATGTAGTCAACGTCAACCGTTTCGGCATCGTTGAAGAAGTTATATGCACCCAAGATGTTAGGACGTGAGATGGTATAACCATCGACACCACCTTGCAGTGAATAACGCAACGTTGCATTACCCTTCGTGCCAACCAGTGGTTGTGCAAGTGGGTTAGCAGTAGTTGGATCATCCATGTTGCTGAGAGCAGCATCAGACTTGATCAGGTCAAACTCTCTGTTTGCTCCACTCAGTCCGAATGCGCCAGCAGCGTTGATGTCGCGGTCATAGACACCAGCAGTTTCGTGAGATCCCCAGTAGATATACGCAGAGCGAGTCTTAATAACATCCTTATAGTAGATGTTATCACCTTGAGGAGATTTGCCATCCGATGCCTTAGAGACATTAAGATGCTTCTCAAGCAGAGCTCCAGGGGTGCCAGTCAATGCACCGTCGCCATCAAGGACGAGGATGTGCATAAGGTCGTTATAACCACCTCTTTCTTGCACGAATGCAGATGTGGTAGGACGAGCAGCAACGCTAGACCAACGTTGGTTGTTACCATACAAACGAGTTGCATAGTCACTTTCAACTGCTGCGATCAACACAGTAGTGGAGTTACCATCAGCAACGTTTTGGTTTGCTTGGAAGAGAGGTGATCCAGGGTTAAGAGAAACTCTCAACTCGCGACGGATTGACTGGACTTCACCAGCATCACCAGTTGCACTACCAGCAGATCCACTGTTGTTTGCCAATTCGGTAATGGTGTCACCAACTTCAAGCACGTCAGCAGAAGAAGAATCAATTGCAATTTCAACTTGGCGAGTAACCTTGTCGTATGCAACAACCTCACCTGTAACACCACCACTAACAGCAGTGATGAAGTTGCCTGCTTCAAATGACCCAATCAAAGAGGAGTCGTCTTTCAGAATTGCAAACGTATCATAACCGTAGACTTTACCATAGATGCCAGCAGCAGAGTATGAAACCTCAGCACCCTCGGTGAATGTCCACTCAGTGGATCCAGGTTGTGCTAAAAACAGCACCTGGTCTGCACCAGCGTCGGTCATCACCACGCGAATGGAGTTGCCGAATGCACCAGCAGTCTTAGCTCCCCACTTCCAGTTGTTTGCAGCAGTCTCAACGTTATTCTCATAATCATCCTGATTTTTGATGAGAGGAGAAGCAACACCAGTTGCAGTTGTTTCGTTGATTTCAGTCTTAGCTGCAGTAACAAGTTGCAGTGAAACAGAAGATCCGTCAGTGTGAGCAGCAGCAGTAGTGCCGAGCAGACCGCGAGTGACGTTAAGGTTATTACCAGAAACACCAGTAATCTGCATGATCTCATCGTCAACTCTGATGTAAGAGTTGGTGCCACCGCCGAGGGTGGTTGCTGAGGTCACGGTCAGAGTTGCGTCTGAATCGGTGAAGGTTGCGCCTTCGTTAACTGTGGTGCTTGTGCCTGCAGGTTCGATCAAAGTGATCGTAGCAGCAGTAGCGTGAGATGCAGCAGAAGTTGCCAGTTGACCACGCAGCACGGTAACATCAGTACCTGAGACTGCTTGGATGCTGAGCAATTCAGAGTCAACCAAAAGCAGATCGTTAACGTCGAAGTCTGTTGCCGAGACAACAGTCAACACGGTGTCGATGCTATTAAAAGATGTGACAGTGAACTGTGCTGTATCGATTGCGTTTTTGAGCGATGCATTCATTGCTCGGACGACTCTCAGAGTGCCTCCATAAAGCAAGAATTGCGCTGCGCTAAACCAATACTCGTAATTATACTCGTTGGGTTTACCAAAGATAGCAAGAAGTTCCTTCTCGCTAGTAATTGTTGTAAGTTCCTCTACGGGACCTCTTTCAAAGGACCCAACAATAGCAGCAACATTATCAATTGTTGCGTTCGCTACTGATGTTAGATCTCTTTCAAGTACAACAACCCCTGGTGAAAGTTGTGTGGATGCCATGTGTTTCTCCTGATTAGATTCCTAGTCGGATGCTGAAACTATTTAGAATAATCTGTAATTTCACAGGGTAAACAAGACGAAATCACCAGTCAGGATATTCAGTAATCCATATTTTTTTCTTCTTTCTATTGGCAGTATTACGCTTCACCTGACACTGTTTACAGGTATAAGAATATGCTGAAGCATTCTTGCCTCTATCAGGTCTAGTCTTATAGAAATGATCTACCAGTGACAGGGTGCGAAGACATTTACGGCATTGCCTATCTACAAATAGAAATTCTTCTAAATCGAGATTGTCTTCAAAATCCATTACTGATAATCCCACATGTATGACATGTCACCATACTCAGCAATTGATTCTCTTTCAGCAGCGTGCCATGCTTGTCCTTGTGGATCTACAATCACCTCACCTTCTCCAAGTCCATCATCCATAAATCCAAATGGTGCCATGTCTGCCTCAATAGCATCCTTCTGCTCAGTATACATCCGAGCACGCACATCACTATCATGCAATTCTCT